GCCCAAGAAGAATGGGATGAAATCGTCTGCGAGGATAAAGCCGTCCAACAAGAGGCTTTTGACAATGTGGAGTGCTATGACGAGGACACCCGCGAGTTGTTGTCAATAGTAAAACAGGAAAGGATCAGGAGGGCAGCGTAGCTGTTGTGTGGGGAGGGGGAACCCTCCCCTTTTGTTGCGGTAAGACGGTTAAGGCACGGTGTGGCGCGTTTGGTTATGGAAAGGTGAGGTCTGGTATGTCAAGGCGGTTATGGTCGGGCTTGTCGAGGCGCGGCGCGGCAAGGTGAGGCAAGGCCAGGCGAGGCGGTTACGGTTTGTCACGGTCTGACGCGACATGGTCGGGTTGGGATTGGTTGGGCGAGTTACGGCGGTTGAGGCACGGCATGGAGAGGTAAGGTCTGATTAGGTCTGGCAAGGCGGTTGGGGCAAGGCAAGGCGAGGCAAGGCGCGTCGTGGTGTGGCCTGTCCAGGCGGTCACAGTTTTTAATTATAACGAGGAGAATAAAATGTATTTTTCAAAGAAAACGAAACAAAGGATCATTGATGATTATCTCAATGAGACTGGTAGAAACAGGTTCATACCGGAAGAGTTCATCAACTGGTTGCAACACAAACCAGACCACGAAATGTACGATGCTTTCTTTGGCATGGATGACAGTGAAGCGGCACACAAGTGGCGAGTGCATCAAGCAACCCTCATGGTCACAGGTATGCGGATTAATCAAACTGTTAATGTTGAACCAGCCAAATCCACAACGTTGGAAGTTAAAGTATCACGAGAATATCCAGCTTACATATCACCGGTTGCAGGCAGGAAAAATGGTGGCGGGTTTGATGCGATGAACCCAGAAGATGAGGGGCATCAGGCAGAACTAAGGAGACAGGCAGGGAATAAGCTGACTAATTGGCTGGCCCGGTATCGAGGGTGCGCGGAACACGTTGGTGTTGATCTTCAACCTGTTGAACATGTTGCATTGATACTGCGGGGAGAAGAACCAGAAGAGTTGTCAGCTTAGATGATGAAACACGCTGACCTTTGCAGTGGTATCGGAGGGTTCAGCCTAGGCTTTGCTTGGGCTGGACTTTCCACCCCTATCCTATTCTGTGAACAGGACGCATGGTGCTGTAAGGTTCTCAACAAGCATTGGCCCGAGGTGCCGTGCTACCCAGACGTAAGGAGTTTATTAGATGACGCAGGGAGATCTGTTTGGTGCGACATTCTTACCGCTGGATATCCGTGCCAACCGTTTTCGCAAGCCGGAAGACGCAAGGGAGATCAGGACTCCCGGCACATCTGGCCAGAAATACGTGACATTGTGCAAGCCTGGAGACCCTCTTGGTGCGTTTTTGAAAACGTTTATGGGCATGTCAGCATGGGGCTCGACACTGTGCTTGATGAAATGGACGGTGCAGGCTACGCCACAAAGACGTTTGTTATACCGGCTGCGGGTGTCGGCGCTCCCCACAAGAGAGACCGAGTCTTCATTGTTGCCAACACCGACAACCCAAGACAACCCGCAAGTGAGAGGCGAGGGCAAGACAGTCGGGACCAAAAGAGGTACGACACTGGGAGGCTACGCGAGGATGTGGCCAACACCGAGAACAACGGATGTGACCGGAGGTCCGAGAAGACTGGACGAGCAAGGCCGCAGGATCTCACAGAGCAATCCAGACTTGAAGTTCGGCGCGAACCTGGCCGACATTGTGAAAGATCCAGACCAGCCCACTGGCAAACTGAACCCGCAGTGGGTCGAGTGGCTCATGGGATACCCAGAAGGGTGGACAGAATTAAAGGACTAGGCAACGCAATTGTGCCGCAGATAGCAGAGGCCATAGGTCTCGCGATAAAGGAGTCGATTAAACATGCTTGAAATCATAGTGATAATATACGTGGCAACCGTATACCTGTTGGATAAGTTCTGATGACCAAGGATATTGATGTTAAGGTTAGGAACCATCCAGTCTTCGACTTCCTTGTCATGGAGGCGATAGTTCCTTTGGACTTTGTTCAATCACTCGATGCCGAGGTTGATAAAGTATTTAGTCGCAGGGCCGAGGACGATGATTTCTCAGACAAGTTGGTGGGTCAAATCAAGGCAGGAGCCCAACTTAAGCTAAACAGAGAGGAGTCAGAAGTCTTCGAACAGTTTCATGGGATCGTGGAATCCTTCGCCATGAAGTATGCGAAGTTCTTTGAGGAGAACATATCGTCAAGCCATCACGAATTTCATGCCGCTGCACACTGCAACGAGATGTGGTCTGTCCACAGTTTTGCTAACGACTACAACCCCTTGCATGACCACGGCAAACTAAGACCGGACACAGGTGCCATGTCTTTTGTATTGTGGACACGCATCCCTGAGGGCATGCGAAACAAGGAGGCTACCAGCATGAAAGGTGCATCGGGCATGCTCGATGGTGCGATTAGTTTTGTTAATGGACCCATGGGCCAAGGTTTTGATTTAGAGTTACGACCAACCAAGGTACTATCGATAGAACCTCAGGTAGGACGTATGGTTATATTCCCTAGCTGGCTTAACCATATGGTCTATCCTTTCCGGTGCGAGGGCGAGAGACGGTCTCTTTCCGGGAACATCGCCCTGTTTTCGAAGGAGCATTTGAAGGATGAGACGGTATAAAATTATGGTCTACAGAAACGACAGACCTAATCCGGTTATGAGCCTGATTGAGAGCCGAAGCATAGCCATTGCTTATGCACAAAAAGAACTTGAGAAGAACGACTTTGTGGTTGTCACAGATGACCGAGACAACATTGTGTTCCAGGAGAGGAGAAATGAAAAAAGATAACGTAATAAACTTCCCTGTCCGAGAAGTCGATGACAGCAACTTAGAACCTATTGACAGAGAAACCATAAGCACGTTGGTGTTTAATTGTGGACACTCTACAGCCCACTTGTTAGAAACAGGTGAGATAGTATGCTCTGTATGTCTCAGTCGATTGGACGGAGTGTTTTGGCATATTGATATGGGAGATGAGGCTAACTGATGTCAGATAAAAATTGGATAGGGGAATTGGTAAAAGAAGAAAGAAAGAAAAAACGTTTAAGTCAACGAGCCCTGTCTAAGCAGGCAAATGTAGGTGTCAATACGTTGAGGTCTTTGGAGAACGGAGAACACGACATTTCATTAACGAATATCGAGAAGGTTTTATCAGAGTTGGGTTGGGAACTTGATGCCCACCCCTACGATTAGGAGAGTATGATGGAAAAACAGAAGGTAGATTTAATTAACGTGGCTTTGCCACGAAAGGCACACAAGCTATTGAACGTTCTTGCGGAAGAGGACAGAAGGTCTCTTGCAAACGAACTAGCATTCCTCATCGAGAAAGAAGAAGAACGCAGGGCAAACGCTGAGACACACTAGGCATTAGCTTCCCAACGGAATTTAAGCTGTCCGTAGATCGGCTGCCAATCGCGTTTCCTATTCTGACGATCCCAGCCACCAGGCTTTGTCTCACCAACAATCTTCCATCCTGCACCCCGGAGCGAGGATCCAGATTCCTCTTGCAAGGTGTAGGTGACCATGCGTTTACCGCCCATCTGTTGCCAGATACGCCAGCATCGACCGTATAAAAAACTGCATGTGTTTTTGGGTGCGTGATCTACGACACAAACTCTGGTAACCTCGGCTGTCCACCCATCGTCTAGCATTCGGCCTACTGGTCTGCCCACGATAGCCACCCCGACAAGACCCTCCTCGACAGATGCACCTATCGCAAACCGTCCACCTTGCGTTGGCTTGTTGTGCCTGTGAAAGTTATCAACAAACTCATTAGCCTCGCTAATTGTCATAGGAATTATTTCGAGGGTTTTTCCCACCATCTACCTCTTTTCTTTTTACCCTCTGTCATGGGTAGTTTGGTTGGATCAACACCGACCAACAGGGCTCGTGCCACCCCTAGATGTAACCCTGTTTTCTTAGCCAGTTTCTTTGCCGCCTCTGACTTTGGCATGTTGTAACGTTTAAAGTCTGTCATCAATTGACTTATTTCTTTGGGGTTAGTTCGAGCCATTGTTTGCGCTCCTCTTTCAAAACCTTTGCACTTAAATCTAATTTGTTCTGCAACGCCTTGACAACACGTTCATCAATCGTGCCTTCAGCTATCAGATCAACATACGTTACCGGGTTGTTCTGACCAATCCTATGACAACGATCCTCAGATTGGATCCGTGTTTCAAGGTTAAAGTCATTAGCATAATACACCACGGTATTAGCCGCTGTCAGTGTTAGACCAAGGCCAGCAGTCTGCGGGTTACCAACAAAGAATCTTAGTGGCGAATCTTTGTCCTGGAAGCTATTGATGATTTGTTGTCTGTCCGCATCGGATGTGTCTCCGTAGTATGCACGGGCACAGCCTTGACCATAGGCTTTGTTCAATGTCTGAGTAATCTTTTGTATGTCATACCGAAAACGTGACCAGATCAAAACCTTGCCTTCGATTTCACTAATCGTGTCAAGCAAAGCATCAATTCGTTTGTTGGGTATCTCAATCAACTCACCATCGTCTGTGCGAACATGTCCTGACAGTACCTGTTGCAGCCGAAGCATTTGAGTTATGACCTGAGGGGCTGATACCAGATCATCTTCTAGGATGATCATAGCTTCGCGTTTGAGTTCCATGTACATTTGTATTTGTTCCGTGGACAGTGATACATGTCTGACGGTGTAGGTTTTGGGTGGCAGATCCAGACAATCTTTTTTCAACACACGAAAGCTGAAGTTCTTGATCTTGTCGGATAGTTCATCAAGGTTTCGATAGCCAAGTATTTGCTGGTATGTGTGGCTTTGGCCTGAAACTTTTTGCAACCAAGCGTATCTGTTTTGAAAAGTATAGAAGTTATTACACCCTAGAATCTTTTGTGATAGTAGATGGAACTGACTATACAGATCCATGGGGTTGTTAGTGACCGGGGAGCCAGTCAGGATCCTACGATAGAAAAACTTGTGCGCTATTTTAATTAGGTTCTTGGTGCGTTTGGCCTTGTGATTCTTGACCGTGGTGCTTTCGTCAACTGCAATCATACCGTATCGACCTCGTTGGTCAGCTAGGTGTGTGGCAAACATGTTGCCTTTTCTGGTGGAGAACGCCTCGACATTCATAACCAGAATATCCAGTTGTCCGTTACTTGCTGTCTGTAAACCCTTTAGTTCTTCGACTTGTTTCTTGTTAGGGCTTGGTGTCCATCTTACGACATTGCGTTCGATATCATCTGACAGGTGAACCGGGATCTCAGCGTTGACCCAGTTCTGATACACGCCCTTTGGAGCAACGATCAAAAGAAAGTTTATTGAGTCTTTTAAATACAAAATGCCTGCGTCATCAAGCAAGCACTTTGACTTCCCGGTCCCCATCTCCATCAGATACCCAAAGCCTACCTTGTTGTCTGCTTCTTTGATGGCATCAAGCTGATGTTGGTATGGTTTAGTTTTGAAATTGTAGTTGACAGTCATAGCATACCTCTTTACAAGATGAGTTGTTATCACATATTGCGGTAACAAATGTCAACCAGAAAGCCGAAGGGCATGTACTTATAACGGAGTAACGATGAAAAATTTATTTGAAGAGATGGTAGCAGATGCTGATGAGTTTAAAAATATAACGGACGAAAGTGGGTCAACACTGACCAACCTAGTTCAACAAGCTCAAAGGCTCGATGCTGATATTACACAAGCAGAAGAGGCTGTCAAAAGTCTCAAAGCAGAAAAACGAAAACTAACAGAAGAACTAATACCCATGAAGATGGGTGAGATGGGAGTTGAAAAATTCGAAACAGCAAACGCCGTGGTAAGCATCAAACCAGTGGTGCATGCGTCTATCCCAAAGGATAAACAGGAGATAGCGTTTGCGGAACTCAGGGCCAACGGTGACGGAGATCTGATTAAGAACGAAGTCCGAATTAATTTTGGCATGGGTCAGGATAACGAGGCCGGTGCGGTCATCGATAACCTTAGACAACAGGGCTTGGAGCCCACTCAGAAAACATTTGTGCATCCCAGCAGCTTAAAAGCCTACATCAAAGAGAAGGTTCAAAATGGGGATCCGATTAACTTAGACAACTATGGTGCATACGTTGCACAGACAGCTTTCGTGAAGGGTAAATAGAATGGCTACAAAAATTGCAAAGAAAGAAAATAATCTTCCAGCCGGTTTGATGGAGGACATGTTAGCGGATGCTGGAGACGGTGTAGAGTATACAACCGAAGAGCTTACTATACCTCGTATACAGTTGGTTCAAGCGTTATCACCAGAGTTGAAAAAGACAGACCCTAAGTTTATCGAGGGTATCTCTGCGGGTGACGTGTTTAACACGGTGACACGTGAGATGTACGCAGGGGAGGACGGTGTCAATGTCGTCGTTGCCTATCAATCTACTAAATACAATGAGTGGGTTTTCAGAGATCAGGGCGGTGGCTTTGTTCAAGAACTTGCCGCTGACAGTCGTGACGTAAAAGAGGCGACAAGGGACGGGGCTCGTGAAACCCTACCCAACGGCAATGAACTTGTTAAGACAGATGAAAACTATGTCTTGGTTGAGACCGAGAACGGCTGGTCTCCGGCCATCATCAGCATGGTTAAGACTCAGCTAAAGGTTAGCCGCCGTTGGAAGACACAGATACTGATGCAAACGGTTAAGGTAAAAGGCGAAAGCAAACGACTTCCGTTGTATGGGACAATCTGGAACTTGAAATCAGTAGAGGAGACTAACAAGAATAACGAGTCCTACTACAACTGGACCGTTGAAAAGGTAGGGATCGTTGATGATCCTGTTTTATACAACGAGGCAAAGACCTTCCGTCAGAGTGTATCGGACGGTGAGGTAAGGACAACACCAGATCAGGATACTGGAGAACCTCCCGACTCTAGTGTCAGTGACGATAGCATACCGTTCTGATTTGGGGTTGGGGCGGGGTCATTCCCTACTGTGACCCCGCCTTTTTTTCGGGAGAAAGTAATTGTCGAACTCAGAAAGATTCCGACAGTTGTTTCTTGGTTCTTCTATTGCCCACGGTCACACAACGTTAGGACCACGTGGTCGCAATGGAAAACAGGAAGCAGTAAGTCGGGTACGAAAAGGAGCGTTAGATAACGAGATGATACAGAGTCACCTTGATGGGGTGTCCGGTATTGGTGCCATACCGATCGATGTCGATAATCTATGTTCTTTTGGGGTTATTGATATTGATACTTATCCGTTAGATCTCGTTAAACTAAACAAGAAACTCCAACAACTAAAGATGCCGCTGACGATCTGTAGATCAAAGTCAGGCGGAGCGCATCTCTATGTTTTTCTAAACGAACGCACTGAAGCAACCCTGGTCCGTGAGGCGTTGGAAGAGATGGCCTCGATACTTGGACATGCTGGTGCGGAGATATTTCCAAAACAAACAAGGATACAGGTTGATCGAGGAGAGACCGGTAACTTTATAAACCTACCTTACTTCAACCATTCAGAGACGATGCGGTATGGCCTTGATAAAGATGGAGAGGCTTTGACCCTCAGAGATTTTTTAGACCAAGCCGAATCTAGCAAGGTTGATAAGCATACTTTAATGCACCAAGACTTTGGTGTGTTTGAAGATGGGTTTAGTGACTGTCCACCCTGCATGCAATCTTTGATACGCGAAGGTGTGGGCGAAGGTAATCGCAATACTTTTATGTTCAACGCCTGCACACAAGAGAAGAAACGTAACCCTGACAAATGGAAAAAAGAAGTTGAGAAGATAAACATACAGGCGTGTACACCACCGCTGTCCTCACGTGAGCTGCTACAGCTACAGAAGCAACAGGAAAAGAAAGACTACCAGTATCAGTGCAACCAGCATCCGTTAAAGGCGTTTTGTAATCGCGAGATATGTAAGAAGAGAAAGCACGGCATTGACGGTGGTCCGGTGCTCACGATCAACGGTCTAAGCGTATTGGAATCTGATCCTCGTGTCTGGTTCGTTAGCATTGATGGCCGGACTGTAGAACTATCAACAGAACAGTTGCAGGTTCCGCTGCAATTCCAACGAGCATGCATGGAACAACTGCACTTTATGCCACCGATACCAAAGCAAGCGGACTGGACCAATGCTCTTAACACGTTGATGCAGACAGCTTCCGTTATCGAGGTGTCTGAAGAAGATACAGAGCGCGGTCAATTTAAAGACTTTGTCATTGAATACTGCACCGGGAGGCTAACAGCGCAGGATCCGTCAGAAGTAACGATAGGCAAAGCATGGACGGATGAAGATCAAAACGTGATCTATTTTAAGCCGGAAGGTTTGGAAAGATTTTTAGAGCAAAAAGGTTTCGTCAAATACAAAAACAAGCGCGGTATTTTGATGACACGGTTGTCTGAACTAGGGGGCGAGAAGAGTGCTCGTCTGTCTTGGAAGGACACATACACCGGTAAGAAGATGCGAGTCAGATGTTGGAAGATGCCAATGTTTGAGGAGCAAGAGATTCCCACCGAAGTAGAACTACCAACAAAGGAGAAAGTAACAAATGACGACATCCCCTTCTAATTTTTTGAAGATAGATGAAGTGGCTAGAATGCTACAAGTCGATAGGACAACGATCTACCGTTGGGTGAAGGAGGGCACGTTTCCAGACCCCACTCGTGTCGGCCCTGCTTTCAAGATGGAGAACGGCAAGAAGAAACCAAAGAGACAAGGTATACGTTGGGAAGAAGATCTCGTTCATGCTTGGATGAAAGACAACGCATGGCCAGGTCTGGTTAATGCGGAAGATTGAGCAACTTTACTTTGGGCCACCGGGGTGCGGTAAAACCTATACCCTAATGGAGGTTCTGAGGGATCTGATGGTCGAAGATGAGATACCTCCTCATCAGATAGGCTTCTGTTCCTTCTCACGTAAAGCAATTCAAGAAGCACGAGAGAGGGCTGGTTCTGATCTTGCGCTGACGAATAAACAAACTCCGCATTTTAGAACCTTGCATTCAACGTGCTATCACGCCTTGAAGTTGAACGCGAACCAAGTCATGGGCTCGAAAGATTATAAAG